TCGCGTCCTTCACCAGGGCCAGCGTACCATTTCCGCTCCGCGAGCCCGCCGTGTAGGTGGTGAAGTCCTCATCGGCCACCAGCGTCCAGATCGCGCCGACGGCCACCAGCGAGACGATCCCAGTCGCCTGCGCGGTCGACAGCACCGTGGACGTGACCGGGTCCGTATCTGTCAGCGTCAGCGTAACCGCGTATGCGCCTTCAACGTCAGTCGTGAAGCTGTACGGACCCAAGCCGGACCCTGACAGGGTAGCCGTTGACCCGGCGGGCTTCGACAGGGCCCCCGAATAGCTCGCCGTCCCGGTGTATGTCGACGCGGGGAAGGTGACCGTCGCGGCCCCAGGCGCGGCCATCGTCTGAGCGGTAGGGGCCGTCAGCGTCGCCGCCGCAGCCCGCGCTACCGCCACAGTCGCCACCGCGGGCGCGGTCTGCGCCGTCGGGCTCCCGCTGTCCGTCGCCGTCACCGACACCTGCACCACCTGCCCCGGCGCCGTGGTGGTGATCGTGCGGGTGGCACCGCTGCCCGACAGGAGCGCCGCGGCGCTGGTGCCGTCAGCGACGTAGGTGGCCGTCCACGAGTAGGAGGCGATCGAGCCCGTGCCGCCCGTCGGGGTGGCGGTCAGGACCTGCGCCCCGGGGCTGGCCTGGGAGGTGGTGGCGGGGGAGAGGGCGAGCGTCAGATTCTCAGGCACCAGCGCCAGCGCGGCCCCGCGCGTGAACTGCGCGCCAAGGTCGCAACTCATTCGCGCATCTCGCCCATAGACACATACAGCCGGGCCGACGAAGAGGAGCCGCAGACGTAGACAGTGCGCGTCGCGTCCGACACCGCATCCTCAGCGATGGCCGGCGGGAGGCTGAACGTCTCGCCAGCGAGGCAGACCCAGGAGGACGCGCCGGTCAACGCGGCCCCGTCGGTCCCGGTGTGGCTGATCGTCCAGATCTCCGCCGCCCCGCCAGACGACAGCACCCGAAGCTGCGCGAACCGGGCCCGGAGTGGGATGGCGACGGCCGTGCAATTCGTCGCCGTCGCGTTCAGGGTGACTCGGTGGGCCTGGAGGCCGCCCGATGGGCTCCAAGGTATCGTCTCCGCCATCGCCGACCTCCTGCCCAGCGCCTAACACGCGCGGGCTAATCCTGTCCACCGCTGTACACGTCGCTCAACTGGAGAATGGGTGGGTCTTCGGGGTCGTAGGCGGGATCGAAGCACGCCGCCTCGATCTGGGCCGTGCCCGCCAACCAGTCGACCGACACCGACAGCACCACGCCGAGGAGCCCGTCGACAAGGCCGATCCCCTGCCGGCTGATCTCGCTCGGCAGGGTCAAGCTGACAAAGTCGCCCTTGGTCAGCGCCGCCCACCGCAGCCCCCGGAGGGCCAACCGGTAGACCTCTGGCACCATCATCTGCGACGGCGCGAGCCGGTCCCCAGCCTCCACCACCGCCGAGTCGCTGGCCCCGTGCGGGCCCCACCGGTCGGTCAGCACCACCTCCGCGGCCCCGTCCGTCAGGGTGGCCTGTGTGCCAGCCGTGTAGGCGTAGGATCGGACGTGGTAGGCCCTGGCGTTGGCCACATAGAGCAACTGGCGAAAGACCGGGAAGGCGGCCGGCCAAGGGTCGTGGTCGACAGGCTCGCCCTCCCCGCCCGCCAGCGCGTCGGCCGCTGTGACCGCCAGATCCTCGCCCCCGATGGCCAGCGACACGATCCCCGAGGCGAACGGGTCGGGCACCGCGCGCACAGTCAGTCGCCCGTGGCGCTGCGCCAGAAAGAAGCCCGCCTGTCCCATCAACTCATCGAGGAGCGCCTGCCCGTCGACGCCGTCCGACCGCTCGCGCAGCTCTTCGAGGCGCTCAACCAGGGCGCCGGACGTGCCCGCCTCTTCGGCCGCCATGTCGGTGGTGTCGAGCGCCGCGCGCTTGACGCCGAGCGCCCACTGCCATGGGAGCACGTCGTCTGCGCCGTTCGCTGGCCCAACTGAGCCGCGGCTGGTCAGGATACGCCGCGCCACCGCGATCGGGTGGCCGTTGTAGTAGGCGGGAAAACGGACGGTGTCCGAAGACGACCGATGATCAAGCGGCGGGTCATTCGCGATCCGCTCTTTGTAGGTGGCGACAGGGCGCCCGCCCGAGTCGACCACGTCGCCCCCGCCGACGGCGCTCGAAGACGTCGACACCGTCGACACGGACGGGAGCCCTGTGATCCGGTTCGGGCCCGTCGCCGTCCCCGTCCACGTCACCGCGAATTCTTCGCCGTTGGTGGCGTCGGTGAGTACGGCCACATTCTTCGCGGGCGCCGTCGGCGCGCCCCAGGAGGGCAGCGTCGAGACGTGCAGGTGCGAGTCGCCCGGCGTGTACCCGCTGGCGATCGAGGTGCTCGGCGTCCCGCCCGTGTCGATCAGCAGCAGCCCCGCGCGCGACAGGGTCCCGTTGGGCCGGCGACCGAGGGCGGCGTCAATGCCGGCCACGTCCACCTCAAGGCGGACGCCAGCCCGGCGCATCGACTGAATCCGGCCCGAGAAGACCACCTCGTCAAGCCACGTTGCCCCGGAGTCCGTGGAGACGTAGCAGGCCAGCTCGACGAAGGCGCCCGGCGTTAGCTGCACCATCGCGGCGCGCAGCCCATCCGGGGCCCCGATTATGTGGACGGTCAACCCTGACCCGCCGCCACGACAGGCGCGCATGTCGAGGCTCGTGTCAGTCACGGCCAAGGCCCCGGCGTCCACGTCAATCTCGCACCCGGCCGCCGCCCCGGGAAAGTCGGCCAGCAGCACCGGATCGCCGACGTGCGACAGCACCGCCCACGGGTGCGGCGACGGTGTGTACTCATCCCAGAGGGCGCCGCGCACCAGGGCGAAGCGCATCCACAGATCGTCAGCGGCGAGGGCCGAGATAAATGCAGTCGCCCACGCCATCAGGCCAGATCCTCATAGATGGCCAGCGCCGCCGCCGGACTGTACACGAGGCGCATGTTCACCTCGTAGGACAGCCGGTGCGCCGTGGTGATGAAGAGCCCGCCGCGCGTGATGTCGGGCAGGGTCAGCGCCGGCCAGAAGTCGCGCCACCTCACCAGCATGTCGCCGGTGTGGCCGCAGGCGACAGGGTCACCCGTGGCCCCGGCGCCGAGCGTGAACGCTGTCCCAATGTCGGCGACCTCGTAGGTCTGCGTCCCAGGATCGGGGTCGAAGGCCACCTCGGCGCCCACGGGCGGAGACACGGCAGACGCCGACCACGCCGTAAAGCGGTTCGTGGCGCCAGTAATGGCCGTACCATCCACAGACATCGCGTTGAAAGTCGAGGCCCAAGTGCGCGCGTGGTCGACCGAGAAGCCGATCGACCGGCCCGACAGGAGGTGAGAGCGCAGTTGCTCCAGTTTGCGCGCGACCGCGTCCCCGGCCGCCAGCGTGGCGACAATCTCCACGGCGTGAACCTGCCCGCGCATGGCCGAGTACACGGCCCCATCGGCGTTGTAGACCCGCGCGCCGATCCCGACCGTCTCCCCGCGCACCTCGGCGACTGAGTCCAAGGTGATTGTGCGTAGGGTGGACGATCCGGCCGGCGTCCAGTAGATCGTAGGGCTGCCCATTAGCGAGTCCTCCGGCCCGGGGCTGCGGTCGTGAATTTCTGGCGCCCGACCGTCTCAGCGATGGCGCCGGACAGTTGCCGGCCGCCTTGCCGGTCGATCGCCAGCATCGGGCGGGCGTTTACGACCACCGCGACCCCGGCGCCATGCGAGGCAGCGGCGACCTGGGCCCCGCCCTGCATCATCGGCCCCGCGGGCCCGAAGGTGGTGAAGGATCGGGCCTCAGTCGACCGTGTGGTTCTGGCGATGCTGTCGATCCTGTCGGCGACGTCCTGCATCTTCGATGCCGCAGCCGCGCCAGCCGCCGCGCCCGCCACGGCCCCGACCGGGCCAGCAACCGCGAACCCGAAGACCGCACCCGCTACCGCGGCGAGGCCGCTCATCACCTGCTTATCGGTGTCTTTCGTCTCCCCGCGCTGTCTACCGGGGAGCACCGCCGCCACGATCGCCCGCCCGAGATCGACAAGGCCGCGCAGGAGGTCCTGCCCCAGCAGGACGAGGCCCTGAACAATGCCCGTCACGAGGCCGGCGAGGATCTCCGGCAGACTGACGATGATCTGCCCAGCGGCGCCGCCCAGGGCCTCAATGATGCCGGGCAGCAACTTGTCCAGCCGCTTGAGGTTTTGCATCGCGGCGGCCGTGGTGTCCCGGATCCCGGCCTCCATGTCTTCGAGCCCGGCCACCACCTGCACCGCCGCGACCGCCGCGCCCGCGGTCCCGCCGGCCATCATCAGCGCCGACCCTACGCCGGCCATCCGCGCGCCCCCGCCGCCCGACACGGCCCGGGCCACACCCTGCTCCATCATCGCAGAGCCCAGGGCCTGCACGCCCCGCCCCTGGCCCACGGTGCCGACCTTGCGCAGCGCATCGGCCAACGACAGGCGCTGCATCTCGATCTGCTGCGCCGCCGCGTGCGCCCCAGCCACGACGCCGGTAGCGATCGCCGCGTCGATCTCCCGGGTGAGCGCGTCCACCGCCGCCGTCACCTGCAGGCGCAGCTCGATCTCTGGGGCCGCGTCCAGCTCCGCCACGCGCGCCAACAGGGCCTCGATCTGGCCCTCCAGCACCGATGCCTGCCGCGCCGTGGTGCTCGACGCCTCAGCAATGGAGTACAGGTCATCCGCCGCCCCGAGGAGCCTGTCGCGCTCCGACAGGGGCCCGCGCAGGAGCGCCGCCGCGGCCTCGCTCGCCGCGGTCATCGCCGCACGCGCCGCCATCAGCGCCCGCTCGTGCTCGCGCTCCGCCTCAGTCGCCCGCTTCGCCGCCGCCACCCCGCGATCCCGGGCCTTGTCGGCCTCCCCGGCCGCCTTGACGAGGTCTTTGTGGGCATCCGCGTTGCCCTTGAGCGCACCCACGGACTTGTCGACCTCGCCAGACAAGGCCGCGATCCTGCCCTTAATCTCGTCGCCAGTCGTAAAGAAGTAATCGAAGGCGGCCAGATCCGCCGACGGGTCGAACCCCGCAAACTCGTCGACGGCCTCGATCATGGCGCGCATCCCATCCACGATCTGAGTCGACACAGACGACTGATCGCGCCGGAGGGCCGCCAACTCTGTCCGTGTGTCCTTCATCGCGGATCGCCAGCGCCCGAGCGCGTCTTCGCTGGCCCCGGCGAGGCGGGCCTGTTCTTCGCCCATCTCTCCGGTCACAACCTTCAGGGCGCGCATCGTGTCGCGCGTGTCCTCCAGCATGGCGCGCAGGCGCTCATGGGTGGTGGCGAGCATCCGGGTCCGCGTGTTCGCCTCATCGAGCGCCGCGGTCCCGCCGTCCAACTCCCCGTTGAAGTTCTTCACCGCCAACACCAGGGCGCCGACGCCCGCAGCGACGGCCACCACCACCGGCAGGAGGGCCGACAGCGTGGCACCAAGGCCGCCGCCGGTGTAGGACAGGACCTCGATCACCTGTCCGCCCTGCTGGGTGAGGATCGTCATGGGGTTGGCCCCCAACTGTAGCTGCCCGATCACGTCGGGCATCTGCTGCCCGATCGCCCGGAGCGCGGCCCCAAGCCCGCCAGTCGACCGCGCCGCCGCCTGCATCCCGCCCGCGGTCCCCATGGCCGCCGCCGCCGCGCGCGACTGGGCCGCCGAGGCGCGGTCAAGGTCCGCTGCGAGGGCCTTGTCATTCGAGGCCAGCGCCGCGGTCATCGCCGCCGCATCCCCGGACGCCTCCCCGAGCCGCCGGATCTCCGCTGCCGCCCGCTGGTGGGCCTCTCGCGCGCGGTCTTCGGCGCTCGCCGTCGACAGGATCACGTCGCGCAGTTTCATCTGCGCCGCCTCGGCGGTCTTCGCCGCCCGCGTCGCCTCCCCGGCCAACGTGTCGGCAAGCGCCTTGTCGTTGGCTGCGAGGGCCTGCGCGCCGATCGCCGCGTCCCCCGACACCTGGGTCAGTCGGACGATCTCAGCCCGGCGGCGCTCATGGATGACGCGGGCTCGCTCTTCGGCCGAGGCCACCGACAGCACCACGTCATGCAGGCGCCGCTGCGCCGCCGCCGCGTCATCAGCCGCGACCCGCTGCGCCCGTGCGGCCTCAGCCTCGGCGCGCTGCTCATCGGCGAGGCGCCGCGTGTCCGCCGCCGCCTCTCGCTCGGCCTGGGCTACCCGGTCCTGGGCATCCGCCGCCGCGACCGCAGCCGCCGCCGCATCACGGAGCGGGCCGGTAGCCGAGTCGGAGACGGTGAGGTCGTACTGGACGGTCGCCATGCTGCACCCCTATCGCTTCGCCTCTGCCTGCGCTTGCGCGCGGGCCTCAGCCTCCAGCGCTACCCCCGCCCCCATCGCGTCCAACGCCAGCCCCAGACGCTCCGGCGTCCACTGCGCCACCGTCCATGGGTCCGCGTGGTAGCGTACTGCCACCATGTCCAGGGTCGCCAGCGCCGGCGCGCTGAAGTGCCCTCCGGGGCTCGGTGAGCCCAGACGCCACGCCGACAGCCTCAGCGATGGCCGACAGGTCGCCCCACGGCACCACAGACACGGCCTCTTCGCCATCCCCCGGGCTGTCGCCCTCAACGAGGCGGACGGCCTCCCATTCGCCATCCTGGGCCCGCCACGCCACGACGCCAGCGGCGGCAAAGGCGTACACGGTGCTCAGCACGGCATGGGCCGCCGCGTCGGGCGCGGGGGCCTTCGGGATCGGCTGCCCGCGCCGGTCGGGCGGGGGCTTCGGCGCGAGGGTGGCCAGGAGCGCGGGCGCCCGCGTGGCCAGCGTGTCGTAGCTGGTGATCGCGCGCACCCGATACCAGATCCCAGAGGGGCCCTGGATCTCGCGCGTGGTGGCCCTGGCCAGGGCGTCGGCGAGGCGAGGCATCAGGTCAGCGCCGCCGCGGCGTCGTTGGTGACGACCACCGCGATCCCGCCGTCAGACCCATAGGACTGGCCGCGCATCTTGAGCACCGTCGACATGATCGACGGGCCCGGGATCTTGCCCAGCTCGGCGCTCTCGGCGTAGGCGCCGTGGAGCGTCACGGTGATCGTGTTGCCCGCGGCGGTGGGGTCGGTGAGCACCAGCACCAGACTCCCGGGGGTGCCGCTGGCCGCAGACACGGCGGTCAGGATCGCGCCGCCGGCCTCGTGATCCAGGGTCGTGTCGATCGCAAAGTCGGCGAACCCGTCGATCACGGGGCGGGCCGTCTCCGCCGAGCCGAGGCGCTGGCGACGGCTCAACTTGTTGTCGATCTTGAGGGTGGCCATCTGGACAACGTCTGTCCAGGCCGTGAGGCTGCCCCAGGTCAGCGACGTGAACCCGCGGTGGTCGACGGTCATATCCCGACCGGCCACGAAAGAGGCCGCGGTGGGGGACGTGTCGCGAAGCACGGCCTTCCCGATGAGCTTGAGCTTGACCTTGACGACTTCGGCGGCGACAAGCATCACCTCCATCGAGGCGATCATGCACCCGGTGTAGACGTAGCTCTCGCCCGACGTGCCCAGATTGACCTCGACGGTCAAGCCGACCGGGAAGGTGAGCGCGTGCAGGAAGGTGTGGGTATAGGGCGCCGAGGCGCCGGTGGTGGCAGGAGTTCCACCCAGGGCGTGCTTGAAGAACAGGCCCATGCTCTTGAAGGTGCAGAACAGCTCGATCTCGGGCTCGATCACGATCGACGCGAGAAAGCTGCCGCGCTGCGTCCGCGACCCCGAGGCGAGGGCGTCAATGGGGCTCCGGTTGTACTGAACGCCCGACCCGGTAAAGGAGGCGAGATCGAAGCTGCGCTGGGTGCCCGAGCCGCGAACGTCCGTGCCCCAGGTCGCCTCCTCCCAGAAAGAGACGTATGAGCCGTGTCCGGTTTCAGCGGTCGCCATGGGGGAGCCTCCTAAACAGTGCCGCGGGTGCGGTGGTAGCGGATTCGGAGCGTTAGCGCGACCCCGGCCGAGCCCTGATAGCCCGTCTCGTCGATGACGTCGACGCTGGACACGATCAGGGCGTCCAGCATCGACACCCCGGCGATGGAGACGCCAAGGCTCATGTTGGCCTCGATGGCCCGGGCGATGTCCTGCCGCAGCTTGAGCGCGGCGAGGGTGCGCGACGCGGTCGTGTCGCCCGTGTACTGTGCGCGGGCGAGGATGCCCACCCGCAGCTCTTCTGCGACCCGGCGCAAGGCGGCGCCGTCAAAGGTCGAGGTGCCGCCGTCCCAGGTCAGTTCGACCCGCACGGGGCGCCCCTCATCGGCGGAGACGGCCCCGATCGTCACGGCGTCGGCGAGGTCGTGCCAGTAGCCGCCAGCGACAGACACCGCGGCCAGCACGACCTGTAGCGCCGTGAGGATCTGGTAGTCGATGGGGGTGGACGGCATCAGCGCAGCGCCCCGGTGATGGCGGCCTGTAGGCGGCCCGGGATCTTGCCGGCCACCACGTCGAAGGCGGGGCGCAGATAGGGGCGCGCGGGGATGCGCACCTGCTGCACAAGCGTGTAGGCCATGCCGGCGCCGCGGCCGGTCTTCATGAGGAAGGCGCGGCCCCCGAACTTGACGAGGCGGAACATGCCGCCCGCGGTCTGACGTAGGGGGGAGGCGTAGCGGTCGACCCCGGCGCCGGTGAGCGCAGGCCCGCCCGGGATGGGGATACGGAGCGCCTTCGCGTTCCTGGGCCTGATCACGGCTCCGAATTCATGCGTGGCCGCATAGACCACGTCCTTCGCGCCGACCCGGCCGCCCGCGGACAGCACAAGGCGCGGGTCAGCGCCCCCGGCGTCCACGCGGCCCTGGATCGAGCGCGAGAGCAGGCCCGTGCGCACGCGCAGCACCGAGCGGGCGCGGTCTTTGCCGCCCGCCTCCATCTCCAGGGCCGCGCCGGCGAGGGTGCGCGTCACGGCGGCCCGGACCGACGACGCGGCGCGGGTGAGCTTGTCGGCCAACTGGCGCGGAGTCATTGGATGACCACCCGGAAGGGTGACAGCAAGCCCACCACCGTCTCGGGCCAGCCCGTCGCGAAGCCAGAGGAGCGCCCGCCTTCGCTGGTGTTGGTCTGCCCCTGGCGGTGGCGCTCCCTGAACAGGTACGCAGCAAGCTGCGCCATCGCCGAGGCCAGGGCCGGCGGGGCGGTCGTGTAGCCCGCGACGGCCACCACCTTGATCGCGCCCTGAACGGTCGACCAAGCCCCGTGATCAGCGGCGCGCAGGAGCACGATCTTACTCCCCCGGATCGAGTAGTCACCAGCGGCCACCAGCGAAGACGCGGCCCACTCTTCGTTCGGGTCATCGTGGACGGTTGTAACGCTGGTGATGTTCGCGACAGGCAACTGAAGCGAGCGCCCATCCGACAGGATGTCAACCCCGTCGTAGCCGCTGAACAGGGTGTAGGTGGTGGCGTAGAACGAACAGGCCCCCGACACCTCGGGCAGCCCGCACCACCGGGCGGCGAAGTCTTCGGCCTGGGCTGCCAGCACCGTCAGCAGCGCGTCTTCGCCGGTCCCCGTGAGCCCAGGGAGCCAGCGCTTGACGTCGGCGGCGGCGATCAGCGCGGGCACGAAATGACCGAGGCCCGCGCGTCGGCCGCCTTGCGGACGGCCTCGATCGGCGAGCCGTGGAGCGCCCACAGCGAGCGGTCGTGCTCGCCGCGGGCGATCTCCTCAGGGGTGGCGCCGCTGCCCACGTCGGCCGATCCTGGGCCGGCGACTGGCGCGGCGTCCAGCATCCGGTGCAGGTGGGCGGCGACGGGGGCAGGGCGGGCGATCATCAGCCGGAGCCCCGGCGGTCTTCGATCGCGCAGAAGAAGATGGTGGCGCCGCCAGCCTTTCCGCTGCCGCTCTCCGTCTTCTCGGCCACCAGCGTGTCGCCCTGGATCAGCTCCAAGGCGGTTCCGGTGGCGCCCGCGTCGACCGTCATCGAGGACGGCGTCCACTGGGTCAGCGCGGCGCCGCCGCTGCTGTTGGTGGTGAAGGTGAACAGGGTGGTCGGGGTGCCAGCCCGGTATCGCTTCACCGTGTAGGTGCTGTAGTCGGTTGCGTGGGTCGCCACCGCCGTGTCGGCCTGGATCTTGACGTAGTCGGTCTGGATACGCAGCCCGACCGGGCCGGCCCAACCAAACTGACCACGCGACGCGGTCCCGGCGGCGGTGTAGGGGATCTGGATGCTGATCTCTTCGTACATGACAGCCTCTCAGGAAATGTTGATGCCGTAGGCCACGGTCTTTGCGGTGGACAGTTGCAGCGGGCGGCGGTTGAACCGCTGCACGCCGGACAGTTCCACGACGCCCTTGCCGGGCTTGCGCTCGGTCGACAAGGACAGGGCGCGCCGGATTGCCATCCGATGCTGCGACACGTCAACGAGGAGCAGGCCGGACGTGGCCCCGGAGCCGGTGTAGCGGCCGGTCGAGGCGAGATCGTCGGTGGCGAAGGGGCTGATCCGGATGGGGACGCCGCCGATGCTCGCCAGCTCGCCGGTCAGGACGGCCGCCCGGGGTCCGTACTTGTCGACGGTGGCGACCTGATCGAGGGCCAGCATCTTGAGCAGGAGCACCTTCGCCGAGGTGACGAGGCGCCGGCCGTTCGACATGCTGAACGGGCTATCCAACTTGCTGAACAGTTCGAGGATCTTGGCGTAGGAGAAGGTCGACATGTCCAGCGTGTTGCTCAGGTCCAAAGCCTCGCCGCGCAGGCCCTTGATCTGGTTGCGGTGGTCGCCGGTCCCGCCGGCCCCGGTGGTGGTGAAGATGCCGCCCGGGCTCCACGAGGCGATCGTGTCGGTGGCCGTGACGTTCTTCTGACCGTTCAGGATGCAGTCCTCGGCGCCGAACCGGATGGACCGGGCAAGGATCGTCATCATGTCGGCCATCGTGATCGCGATCGCATCCTCCATGCTGAAGTCGTCGATCACGAGCCGCACCGACAGGGCAGCGGGCGTGATGCTGATCTTGTCGAGCACCGCGCTGGAGGCGCTGTAGGCGGCCGGGTCATCGTTGGACGCGGCCCCGGCGCCGCTGGGGCGGGGGAGCTGCTTGACGACCGGCATGTCGGAGCGCGCGCCGAGAGTCTCGGTGGGCAGGTCGGACATGAACAGGGGGGCGTCGCCGGTCTGCCCGACAAAACCCAGGGGGATCATGACCTCATCAGGGATCGCGTAGCCGCCGGCGGCATCCGTGGCCCCGGTGAAGGCGCGATCGACGGCCTTCTCGCTGAACAGACCCTCGACGGCGGCGCGGGTGAGGCCGAGGGGGCCGTTGACGAGGTGGCGGGCGAGCATGGCCGCGGCGCGCGGCGCGCCGGTCTGGAGATCGTGCAGGCTGTTGGCGCTCTTGCCGTTGTGGGCCGCCATGGCGCGACCGGCCACGAGGAGGCTCTTGGCCTGCCAGTGCCAGTCATCGGCGACCGTCTCGGAGGTAAGCAGACCGGGGACAGGCACCGACTGGCCGAGCCACCGCTCGGTCGTGTCGAAGAGCCGGACGGCCGCACCGAAAGGATCGGGCGCCGAGCGGCGGAACTGGCGGTAGACCTCGGGGCCCTGGCCGACCTGGGCGGCGGCGACCTGCTGCTGCGCCTGCCACGAGGCGGCCTCGCGGGAGAGGGCGTCGATGTCGGCGGCGGCCTTGTCGACGGCGCGCTTCAGCTCCGCGTCGGTGCGCTCGCCGGTCTGCACCTTGGCGTGCAGGGCCTTGATCTCGCCGGTGGTGGTGGCGAAATTGCTGGTGATCACCTCGACCACCTCGCCCTGCTTCATGCCGGGCGACAGCGTCTTCATTTCGATTGCATCCTCTGCGAAAAGCGACACGTCGCCTCCTACTTCGTGAACCCGAACCAGTCTCCCGGCTCGGTGGTGAAAGACTTTGCGGGCGCCCGCTCGGGCATCTCCGCGGGGCCGGGCCGGCAAGCGTCACCGTTCATCGGGATCCCGACGACGGAGCACTCCAACAGCTTCGGCCGCAAGTAAACATACCCCTGCTTCGCGTACCGAGGGTCATCCATCGGCAACTGCGCGCGGGCCAGCACGGCGGTCGGCAGGAAACCGACCGAACAGGCGTGTAGGTGCCCCTTGTCGAGCATGTCGGCCACCAGGGCGGCCAGACTGTGCATGGCCGGCTCGGCGGGCCGGTAGGGCACGAAGTCGCCGGACAGGGGTTGTCCGCCCACGTTGGCCCATCGGCCGATGGGCATCCCCCACGTCGCATGGTTGTAGAACGCGACGGGGTTGCGCGCGAACCCGCCGAGGTCCCAGTCCTGATCGACGATGTCGCTTGCCCGATCGACGTTGTCGGTGGACATCGTGAAGCGGAAGGCGGCCTCTCCGTCTCCGGCCGCCCGGGTGATCGAACCCATGGCGCGCCAGCCGACAGCCTGAACGGGCGCCTCGCGGGACACCAGGGACGAGGCCCCGGCGAGGCGGGCGATCACATCGCCGCTCGGCACCTCGCCGCGCTCCACGGCCCGCAGGTCGTCGGCCGACAGGCAGCACGCCTCAGCCACCAGGGACCGGGCCACGGCCCAGCCGACGCTCTTCGACTGCGCGACGCTGGCCAGCACGCTGGCGAGGCTGCTGTCGGGGCGGCTGTAAACCTGAATGAGGGTCGTCATGTCAGACCCCTACCACGCGCGCGGCGGTGGTGCAACGGCAATTCACCACCTCGGCAGCAGAGCGAAACAGGCCCGGGCCTGCGGCGCGCTCGCCGGTGTGTTTTCCGATGGGGATCGAGAAGTCTTCGCCCGGGTCGACCTGCACCCCGTCGAGGGCGAGGTGAGAGGGGCGCGTGGCCGCGTCTTTGGCGGCCAGCCATTCGACCTTGAAGGCCACCCCGATCTGCGCCGCCGACTGGTAGGCCGACACGGTCCCGGCGCCGATCGCGATCCCGGCCTCGGTGCGCGCGATCCGTAGCGCCCGCATGGGCGACCACGTCCCGGCCGTGTCGAGCTGGATCGCGGCCTGAAGCTGGTTGGACGACCAACCCTCGGCGAGGCCGCGCCGGACGATGGTGGCCAGATCCGCCCGCGTGACCCCGTCGATGGCCACCACGTTCTCGGCGACGGGTAGTGTGGACGGCGACAGGACCGGGTCCCAGGAGATCGAGCGCCCGAGGTCCCGGGCGACGCGCTCGAAGCCCGCGCGCTCGGCGTCGCGCATGACCGGGTCGATCAGCCCGGCCAGCGGGTCGCCCGAGTCGCCCAGGAGGATCGCGGCGAACGTGTCGGCGATCAGGTCCCGGTGGACCTCGGGCCACGCCTTGACCGCCATGGGTTCCGGCCATTCGAGGAGCCGGACGCGGCCGGCGACGGTGGCCTTTTGCTCGGCGAGGAAGGGGCGCACGGTGACCAACAGGGCGCGCTCTGCGGGCCGCTGGACCGTGCGGACGTAGCGCGCCCACTCCTGGCGGCGGGTCGGCTTTGCGGCGCGCTGTACGGGCCCTGTGATGGCTTTTTCGGGGTGCAGTTCTTTGTACTTCCGACGCGCCCAGGCCCGGCCCGGGTCGCCGCCCCAGAGGAGCCACGCGATCCACCCGTTCGACGGGTCCGAGTCGTTCCCGAAGCCCGGGGCGTCGCGGTCTGAGTTGTGGCGGGCGAAGTAGTTCACCATCCGGCCAACCGTGCGGGGCGACAGGTTGCGCCGGCCGGAAATGTCGCGGGCCCGGGCGACGCCTACCGCGGTCCCGCCGCGGCCGTGCTCCTCGCGCAGCCGCAGGCCCTTCTTCGCCGCTGCCGCCATTTCGGCGGTAGGGCGGAGGTCAATCGCCATCGGCGAGGGCCTCGTCAAGGGCGGCGCGGGCCGCGTCGATCATCTCCTGATCGCCGCCCTCGATGGCGTCGAGGAGGTCCTGGGCCGCAACCGACAGCCCGGCGGGGGCATCCGTGCCACCCTCGGCGGGGTCGCTGGCGAACATGTCGGGGGTGACCTCGTTGAAGCCCTCCAGACGGTAGGCCGCCTCGGGGGTCAGCCCGTTGTCGATGTGCGACTTCACCCGCTCCAGCCGCGCGCCGCGGTCCTCCTGGAGCGGGGCCACGCCGCCAAAGTCGAACCGCACCCGGACGGGCTCAAGGTAGCAGGCGCCGATGGCGTCGAGGATCCCGTGGATGCGCTCCGCCTCTCCTCGGATGTTGCGCCAGTATTGCGTAGACTGTTCACGCGCCGTCGCGTAGTTCGCTGTCTCCAACCCGAGACGCACGGGCGGCACCCCGGTAACAGCCAGCGTGCAGGCGCGGGCGGCAGCGCTGCGCTCGGCCTCCTCCATCTCCTTCGGTGACCACGACAGGGGTGTTAGCTCCAGGCTGCCCGACAGGACGGCCACACCCTGATCGGCGGCCGTGAACGCCTTTGTCAGGCTCGACTCAGCCTGGGCGATCTGCTGAGGGGTCAGGGGGGGCGACCCGGCCCGCGGGCTGGCGATGGCGTCGGGGCGGCCCTTGCGGCTACTCTCAGCGGCGCGGCGGCTGGCGTTGTTGTTCGCCGAGATCACCGCGTCCAGGGGCGCGGCGGGCGCCATCCCAGACAGGTCGGTGGCGTCGTAGCGGGCGCGGAAGCGATGGGCCGAAACAATGCCCGACTGCCCGTAGGTGGCGCAGGGGAGGTTGGCGTAGCCCCCGAAGCCGCCGCCATCGTCCACCGCGTACCCAGCGATTGAGCCAAGGCTGTTGGCGATTGGTTGCACCCGCGTCGGGGGGAGCCAGATCAGCGCGGTCGGGCCGGCATTTGCGTTTTGGATCAGGACGTGGCCGTAGGCGTTGCCCCCGGCGCCGAGGTCGACCATCCACTGCTCACACAGTTCGCGCCACGAGGTCGGCCGGATGGCGATGGTGCCGGCGCCAGTCATGCTCAGCGCCCGCGTGCCGTTCGGGTTGGCGAGGAGGTCCAGCACGGGGTGCGACTTGAGCCGCTTGCCGTTCTTGTCTTCGGCGTACAGGGGGAGGGTAGACAGGTCCATCGCCTTGTCGGCGACAGAGGCGTGGAACCAGGGGTCAAGGGCGACAGCCCGCAGCGCGCCTGCGGGACTGTACTCCGGCGGCGTGGAGAGGCCCGTGCCGTAAGCGGCCCCGGCAGGGATGGGCTTGTCGCCGTCCAGGGTGGGGACGGTCACCGACTGCCCGAGGCCGAGCGAGCGGGCGACCCACCCGGAGAGGCGGGTCCAGCGGGATGGGGCGGTGGCGGCGTCGCTCATGGGTGGCCCCTACCACGGATCGGCGTCACAGTCCACCCGCGCGCGAGTAGCCGTGTAGTTCGAGGCCGAGGGACAGGTAGCGCAGGCAGTCCCAGGCGTGGTCATCACCCACGACCACCACCTCCTGATGCGCGGTCGCCTTGCCCCAGCGCAGCAGCTCCAGTTCGCGCACAACGCTGGCGCAGCAGTCATGGATGATCAGGTGCGGGCGCCCGTTTCCATCGACGGCGAGGCGCCGGCAGAGAGCATCGTAGCTGTCTTGGCGCGACTTGACGGCGGGGTGGCAGGAGAGCCCGTACTGAGTCGCCAGCGAGGCGATCGCCTGCGCGTCGGCCGGGTCGGCGAGGCGCAGGGCCGGCTCAGGCTCCGCGCGCCCGGTGCCGTCGCAGGCGCAGCACCGCTCGGCCGCGGTGGCGAGGCGGCGCGCGGCGAGGCGCGGGTCTGTGCGGGCGTGGATGATCTCGCGGGCGTGCTGGTCACCCAGGATGCGCCACTGCCACCACTCCGGGGACCCGACGGCGGCCCGGATGTCATGCGCCCGGGGCCAGCACGCGGGGCACAGCTCGGCGTCGTGGATGGCGCGGGCGTGGTGGGCCGTGGTGCGCTCGGCCTCGTAGTGCTCCCGGTAGATGTGGAGCGTGTCGTCGGGCCCAAGGGCGCCCCACAGACAGACGAAGGGATCGCGAAAGCCAAAGTCAATGACGGTGAAGCGTGGCCAGTCGGCCGGCGGGGTGAAGGCGGGGACAACGTGGGCGGCGCGCAGGAAGTCGGGATGCACGCGGCCGGTCGGGTCGACGATGGCGCCCTTTAGGCGGCTGGCGGCGCGGGCGCCCACGGCTTTGCGCTCAAGCATCCGACTGTCTACCCACGGGTTATCCTCCCCGTGGATCTCCACGTCTACGACGCCGGGCGGGGCCGCTTCGCCGGTGTTTCGGTAGCCCAGGAATTTGGTGAGATACCCGGTCCAGCCCGACAGGGAGGTCATCGTGTTCAAGGTGGGGGCGGTGTGGTCGACACAGCGCATACCCGCCTCCTCTGTCACGTCGTCGTCGAGGGGCTCCTCATCGAAGTGTAGGAGGTGGATGGCCGAGCCCTGAAAGCCGCCGCGGCCCTGCTCGACGCACTTCGAGACGATCACCCCGCCGTTTGGCAGGATGATCTCGGCCTGTTGGTTCTGTTTCCATCGGACACGGCGGGCCACCGTGGGGCCAGGGATATACAGGTCAATCGACGGGCGGAGGTATTCGAGCGAGTCGGACCACGTCAGGGAGACTGACCAGACGCGCCCAGGGCCGGGTTGGATGCGGCCCAAGGGGAGGCGGTTGTGCTGGGCCCAGACCTGGACGATCGGCGAGGTCGCCCCATAGGCGAAGGCGGCGACAAGCTGCGCCCCGGCCTTCGTTTTGCCCGACCTGTTGCCCCCCATCAGGAAGGCGTCGACGGTGCCCCCGGCGAGGGTCTGGCGCACGGCGGCCCTCTGAGAGGTCCGCAGCTCCGTCACCCCGCAGCGCGGGCAGCGGTGGAGCCAGCCCGGGCCGACGTGCTCAAGGGTCACGCCGCGCCACTCTGCGCCCTTGGCGGGCACGAGGCAGCGGCGGCACTCGGGCTCCCATAGGCGGGCCATGGCGAGGGGGTGGCCGGCTACCTGGGCTTCAAGGGCGCGCATCCGGGCCAGGATGTCGCGGGCCCGGGGGTCGGTGGCGCTGGCGGCGGCCCACCACTGATCGACGGAGGTTGACAGGGTGGCGGGCAGGAGGTGCCGA